CACTACATCCAACGGCCCTTACTAAGTGCAATCGTACTTGCTAAAGCTTTCGCTAGAGCAGGTATGGTACGACCCGGTAAGGGACAAGAAGATGCCCCAGCATTCTTAACCCTCGGCCCATGTCTCACAAAAGAGTGGAACATGTCAAGTGAGCCTTGGAGAAAAGCTGCTGTTATACACGTTGCCATGAAAATTCATAGGCGTGTAATCAGTAGAATGGAGAAGAGTGGGATTCCTTTGTTCTACCCACGTTCTTTAGGCGGTTGGGGGTTACCTGGTAAACAGGTGGCCCCATCCCGCTTTCGAAAGGCTTCAGCCGCTATATTGAATGGGCAGGGTGAACTACAGAAAAAGCTTTCCAATATCTTTCTCTTTAGTAAAGCACCTGCCTATCTTCGTAAGAAGCTCAATAAAGGACTGAAGGCCATTCAGGATTATCCTGAACGGTTTTCGCCGAGTGCAAAACCTATGCCGCTTCAAGAAGCGTCAAGGGATTACACTAGCCGTGTACTTGCTTATCATGGACATGACCCCACGAAAAGTAAGTTACAGCAAATTCGGTATAAGAACGTTGGTACCATTGCCAGACTTATCAATAACACAATAGATAAAGCAAATAAAACTTGGAAGAGTGCCAAACCAATGGCCGCTTCGAAAGCGTTAAAATTGCATAATATCTTCGAAACTAAAATGGTAGATACTCAATATATGAATATCCTCCTTGGAAGAAACGGTGTTTATGATAATGCTGTGCGAGATATAATTGGCTCAAAAGGCCAGTCACACTTCATTCCCCTTGATAACATAGTTACCAGCGAAGAAATCCGCAGTGAAAGACCTAAACAGGATGTTAATCCTGCAAAGACCAATCATACCGGCGGAGTCGATCCGCGACTAAGATATCAACAAATTGCGATGTTATATTTCAGAGAAATAGCACCAGAATCGGAGATAGGAGAGCAATTAGTCACGTGGCGAAACCACCTCGATACTAGACGCTCCAACCATCTCAAATCTCTCGTGAAACACTTTGGTAAAAGTATGACAGTCCAGAAATGGAATACATTGGATAAATTTGACAAAACCAACTTTGTAACCCTTCTACTTAAAGAAGTAGGTATTAGTTGCTACGTTAGGATACATCTCGTACCTGAAGAACTCAGGTCAGAGTTGAACCGCGTACCATATACCGCATTACGAGGTAAAGTCTGGTCAAACTTTGTCTAGTTAGAATCTAGGGCACGACAAGGCGTCTTATATTATTGATTTAATATAAGGGATTATCGTGTCCT